CCGGATAACAACAATGATGTTTCTAAATGCCGTTACGCGCGTTCTGGAAGATGAGAAAAACTACTGGCCGTTGACGGTTCGTCGTGTGCATTACCTTCTTTTGAATGATCCTCCACTACGGCATGACAAGAAACCCGATTCTACATACACGAACGATCAGAAGTCATACAAGGCCCTTTCAAATTTGCTAACAAGGGCCAGATTCGCAGGTGAAATTCCACATGAGGCCATTGAGGACTTGACCAGGCCGATTCATGTTGTTCAGACATATCAGAGCCCTACTGAATACATTAAAGGAGAATTGAAAAACCTGTTCGGCTATTACTGGAGGGATCTCCAGCGTGGACAGAAAAAGCACATTGAAATCCTGCTCGAGAAGGAGGGAATATTTCGTCATGTGAAGAAGGTTGCTGATGAATACACAATACCCTGTACGATGGGGAGGGGCTTTGCAAGTCCTACTCCACGGCTTAAGATGGTCAACCGGTTCATTCGGTCGTGTAAGGACGATCTGATCATTCTTATCCTGAGCGACTTTGACCCGGACGGAGAACAGATTGCAGCTTCCTTCTCAAGGAGCTTGAGAGATGACTTTGGTATCTCTGGAGATCGAATAACAGCGCACAAAGTCATGATCAGCGGTGGTGATGTTGAAAAATACAATTTACCCTCAGACCTTGAAGCAAAATCCAAATCTCCAAATTATAAGAAATTTGTTGCTAAGCACGGAACCCACGTTGCGGAGTTGGATGCCGCACCTGTTTCACTCATACAGGAAAAGTTGCGTACAGCGATAGAGTCTTGCCTTGACATGGACACTTTTCAGGCGGAAAGGGAACAGGAGATGTTGGATTATGTAGAGATTGAAGCAACCAAAAAAATGGTAATGGATGCACTTAAAAGATAGGGGGCTGCTATGTCAAAGATAATTGACGAAATTTACCTTTATATTTGTGTGTATTTTATACTTTATTGCACTTATTGCTTACTTTTCTAAAAAGGAGATAACAGAATGGAACCTGAACATATTAATGCAGAAGATATTAAGATCAGTTATTTGGACACTGCTTTGGTGAACGTCGGGGAAGTAATAGCATATTATCTTGGTAATGCTGATTTTCAGGCAATACGGACTTTAAAGTATTATATAGATGAATTGTTCAAAGAAGCACAGAAGGCAATTGATGATTCACGATTTCAAGCCATATCAAGCAAGAATTAATAGAGGATACAGATTATGGACTTTTTAGCAGAAAAGGCGAAACGGCGTGAAGCCTTAAAAAAACGAAAATTTGAAAAGTATTTGCGAACTGCTGGCATTTCCCGGAATAGAGCTAAAAGGGCCGCTTCCAGGCTAAAAACTAATGAGGGACAAAATGATTCAAATTCATAGACTTTCTTCAGAACGTGCGCGAGACGTGCGCATGATGCTGAATGACCATACAGGTGCAATAAAGAGTAAGTATAATGAATTGTGCACCACGGCGACGGAAGGACAGGGGGATCCTGTCTCAAACAATAACATTAAATTAGGACCAGCCGTTCGAGACCTTGAAAGATCCTTGAGGGATTCCGGGCTTTCAAGAAAACAAGCTCAGACTGCGATTTCAAAAACAAAAGAGCTTCTACCATTGAGCGATTCAATGGATGAAAGCTCTCTTGATGTTTCTGTGTGCGATACTCAGGAAGATTCGGTCGTGTCAGAACTATTGATAAGGTGTGAAGAATTACTAATTAATAAATAAAAAAGCAGGGGAACCCCTGAAAGGAAATATTATGGATAATTTCGATAAAATTAAAAACTCCATGAAGAGTTTGAACGATGCAAAATTTAAAATTGTGGCACAGGCCAAATCTCAGGGCCGGGAGCTGACCAGGAAAGAAGAGATCCTCGTCGATGAACTTGATTGTGGCATACAGGCTTTCCATGATGAGTTAGAAAAGCCTCAGGGTGCGCAAACAGTCCCATCAAATAAGAACCTTTCCAACTATGGTGCAGGCGGTGACGGGCCGTTTCGGTCACTTGGTGAGCAGTTGCTCTGCATTAAAGAAGCTGCCCGGCCTGGGGGTAGAACGGACGACAGGCTTTTCAAGGTTCACGATCTGTTTAATGCAGCCTCTGGATTGAACGAAACTGTACCCTCAGAGGGTGGGTTCTTGATTCAACCTTCACTTTCAGCAGAAATCCTTCAGGGCGCATACGACTATGGGGAAGTTGCCAAGAGGTGTAGAAGGCAGCCGGTCGGAGCGAATGCGAACGGCATAAAGATCAACGGTGTTGACGAGACCAGCCGGGCCGACGGTTCGAGGTTCGGAGGTGTTCTCGGATACTGGCTGGCAGAAGCCGACGAGAAAACCAAATCAAAGCCTAAATTCAGGCAAATTGATCTTGAATTGAAAAAACAGGCCGTTTTGATTTATGCGACTGACGAATTAATGGCTGATAGTGTGGCTCTTGACGCTTTTATTCGCGACGTGGCGCCTAAAGAGATTTCATTTCGGACTCAAGATGCGATCATCAACGGGACCGGGGCCGGTATGCCGCTGGGTATTTTAAACAGTGGTTGTCTGGTTACAGTTAGCAAAGAATCAGGTCAGGCTGCTGATACCATAGTTGCGCAGAATATTATAAGCATGATCAAAAGGACATTAGGTCGTTCTTCTAACTATGCCTGGTATTACAACAAGTCAATCCTTGACCAGATTTACGGGTTAAGCCTGGCAGTAGGCACGGGAGGCGTGCCTCTTTTTATGGCCGGTGGTGCAATACCTAACCAGCCGGAGAACAGACTCTTGGGCTTGCCTATGATCGAGATTGAGCAGGCTTCTGCTCTTGGCGATCTCGGAGATATTATCCTGGCGGACTTTGGAAATGGATATATCTTGGCAGACAAAGGCGGCGTAAAAGCCGACATGAGTATTCACGTCCAATTTATCTATGATGAGAGCGTGTTCAGGTTCGTTTATCGGGTCGATGGACAGCCTTCCTTAAGCAGCGCGATAACACCATTCAAGGGCGGCGCTTCGAATACGCAGTCCCATTTCATTGTCCTTGAGGCAAGATAAGATAACAGCCGGGGGTTGCGAAGCCTCCGGCAAAATATATGAGGTATAAAATATGAACTCAAGAAAACTAAAGTATGCCCTGGTAGCAAGCGCCTTGAACTTGGCAACGGGTGCGACACAGGTTACGAAGGGGATCAATATGGCGAAATTCCATCATTGCCGATTTTTGATTGACGTTGGCACGATGGGAGTTGCGAATTCAACCTTGAAGGCTTACAGCGGGGCGGCGGATGCCGCTTTGACATCTGCCCTGGCTTTCTCATATCAGTATGGATCAGCGACAAGTATATGGGGTTCGACAGGGACTTCAAGTGATGTCCTGGCAGCGGCAGTTACAGTTACGGCTGCAACGGGGCTTGAGATCGTTCAGGCAACATATCCGAATTACCTTCTCATTGTAGATGTCCCTTCAACGATCATGGATCTGGCCAATTCAGAAAACTGGTTGATGTTGGAATTCACAGATGCCGGCGGTGCAACAGGTTTGGTCAGTGTTTTTGCTGTATTGGAACCACGTTATGCCGGTGATTTCACTGATACGTGTTTCGCATAAGGAGGTTATGAATTATGGCAATAGCAATAACAAATCCAGCTCCAGCTAAGGCAGGCTGGTTTTTGAATGGGACAAGTGCGGATGCCTCAGGCTGCGAAACACTGAAGGCGGCCCCGGCGGCTGGTACGGCGATCATCGTTGACCATTTAACCCTCAACAACGGTGCAGGCGGTGCTCAGTCGATCACTATAGGCGCAGGCAAGACCGGAGCAGCTGTTACTACTGCCCTTCTTGGGCCAATAGCAATGGGTGCCAATACATCATTAACCTGGAATTTTATGAACGGCGGTATGAAGTTGGCGGATGCTACCGCACTAACAATAGACAGCTCTTCAAACACAGATCTCAGTGTGTTTGCAAGTGGAAGGATAGAATAAATGCTTAATCGCTTACGGTGTCTTCATCGATGCTGTGCCCGGGCAAGGCGGGAAAACCTTGCGGGAGATTAGCTTAAGAGTGCTCCCTTTTCGAAAAACCTTAAGCGGTCGGGGCTTGTCTTCTCCAAGATGAGTGACCAGGCAACGGTAAGGGTCAAGTTTATGCTTGGCCCTTGCCTAACATGAACCCCGGCTATCAACGATCTCTACAGCTTTTGCAATCCAGTTAACCCCGCATGATACTCATGCGCAGATTGTAGGGGCAATTTTCAACAAAAAAATTGAGGTTTTGAAATATGGACACTCCATCCCATCTTAACATGAAAGCTAAACGTTTTTACAAGGAAATTTTTGAAGATTTTGCAATTGACGATGCAGCAGGTCGGTCAT